CTAAAACAGGTGCTGATGCTAAAAAAATGTTTACAGACAAAGTTGTACCAATTAGTATTAACTATCCGTTTTTCTTTAAACCAATACAAGACGGTATGGACAGGCCAAAATCAGAGCTTGCTTATAGAGTACCAGCTAGTAAGTTTACAAGAAAAAAAATAACAGCTAACGAACAAGTTGAGCACTTAGAAGGTTTAGATACAACTATTGACTGGAAGAATACAGGTGACAATAGTTATGATGGTGAAAAGCTAAATCTGCTAGTACACGATGAAAGTGGTAAGTGGGAAAGACCTGATAACATATTAAATAACTGGCGAGTAACAAAAACATGTTTACGATTAGGTAGTAGAATAGTTGGTAAATGTATGATGGGCTCGACTTCAAACGCATTAGATAAAGGTGGAGACAATTTTAAAAAACTATATAACGCATCAGATGTCACTAAGAGAAATAGAAATGGCCAAACAAAGTCTGGTTTATACTCTTTGTTTATCCCAATGGAATGGAACTACGAAGGATTTATTGATGAGTACGGAGTTCCAGTATTTAATACACCTGACACAGATGTCTTCGCCCCAGATGGTGAACTAATAGATGTAGGTGTAATTGATAACTGGCAAAACGAAGCTGATGGTTTAAAAGATGATCAAGATGCTTTAAATGAATTTTATCGTCAGTTTCCACGTACTGAAGAACATGCGTTTAGAGATGAAACAAAAAACAGTATATTTAACTTAGTAAAGATATACGAACAAATAGATTACAATGAAGAGTTAGGTAGTAGTTTAGGTATAACTCAAGGTAATTTTCAATGGATAGGTGGTAAAAAAGATACAAGTGTTATATTTTACCCAGATCAAAAAGGTAGGTTTAAATTAAGCTGGGTTCCACCTCAACACTTGCAAAATAAAGTAATAATTAAAAATGGTATAAGATATCCTGGTAATGAGCATATGGGTGCTTTTGGATGTGACTCATATGATATATCCGGGACCGTAGATGGTGAAGGTTCAAAAGGAGCGCTTCACGGACTTACTAAGTTCAGTATGGAGGACGCTCCAGCTAACAGCTTCTTTTTAGAATACTTATCAAGACCACCTACGGCTGAGATATTTTTTGAAGACGTGTTAATGGCATTAGTGTTTTATGGCATGCCAATACTAGCAGAGAATAATAAACCTAGATTATTATACTATTTAAGACGTAGAGGTTACAGAGGTTTTAGTATGAACAGACCAGATAAAGTTTGGAATAAATTATCTGTAGCAGAAAAAGAAATAGGTGGTATACCTAACTCAAGTGAAGATATAAAACAAGCCCACGCAGCAGCGATTGAAATGTATATACAAGATCACGTGGGTATAAAACGAGATGGCACGTTTGGAAGCTTATATTTTAATAGTTTATTAAGTGATTGGGCTAAGTTTGATATAACTAAACGTACAAAGTTTGATGCAACAATAAGTAGTGGTTTGGCTATAATGGCTTGCAATAGACATTTATATGCACCAAACGCTAAAGTAGAAAAACCAAAATTAAATATACATATTTCTAAATATTCTAATAGAGGAAATATGTCTCAAATAATTAAAGAATAAGTATGGCAGAGTCTGTTATAAAAAATTATTTTCCTAGCCAAGTTGTTAGTGATGCTGAAAAATTAAGCTATGATTATGGCTTGAAAGTAGGTAAAGCTATTGAACAAGAGTGGTTTAATAAAGAAAGAGGTTCTAATAGAAATAGATATAGAACTAACTATAATAACTTTCGTAATTTAAGATTATACGCTAGAGGTGAACAATCAATACAAAAATACAAAGATGAACTATCTATAAACGGTGATTTATCTTATTTAAATTTAGACTGGACACCTGTACCTATAATACCTAAGTTTGTAGATATAGTTGTTAATGGTATTGCTGAAAGAACTTATGATATAAAAGCTTATTCTCAAGATCCATATGGTATGGCCAAGAGAACTAAGTATATGGAGAATATTATGTCAGATATGCAATCAAAAGGTTTTAATGATTTCGCATTGCAAAACATGGCTATAGATCTTAGAAAAAGTGACCCAGCAACTTTACCAGAAACTCAAGAAGAGTTAGATTTACACATGCAGCTTGGTTATAAACAAGCAGTTGAACTAGCAGAAGAGCAAGCACTAAGAACATTGTTTGAGGGTAGTAGATACGAGCTAACCAAAAAACGTTTTTATTATGATTTAACAGTGTTAGGTATTGGCGCTGTAAAAACTACTTTTAACACTTCACAAGGTGCTATTGTAGAATATGTTGATCCTGCTGACTTAGTTTATTCACATAGTGACTCGCCTTATTTTGATGATATATATTATGTTGGTGAAGTAAAAGATATACCTGTAAACGAGTTAGTAAAACAATTTCCACACTTAGAGCAAGAAGATTTAGAAGATATTATAAAAAATAAATCTTACGCAAAACAAAATAGTAACTCATATAATCACAAAGAAGATACAAATACAGTTCAAGTTTTATATTTTAATTATAAAACTTATATGAACGAAGTATATAAAATAAAAGAAACAGGTACAGGTGCAGATAAAATAATACCTAAAGATGATCAATTTAATCCCCCAGAAGGTAAAGAAGGTGAATATAGTAAATTAATAAGATCTATAGAAACTCTTTATGAAGGAGCTTTAATATTAGGTACAGATAAATTACTTAAATGGGAGATGGCTAGTAATATGATGCGTCCTAAAAGTGATTTTACAAAAGTTAAAATGAACTACAGTATTGTAGCTCCACGTATGTATGAAGGTAGAATTGAGTCGTTAGTTGGTAGAATAACTGGTTTTGCTGATATGATACAGCTTACACATTTAAAGCTACAACAAGTAATGTCTAGATTAGTACCAGATGGTGTTTATTTAGATGCTGATGGTTTAGCTGAAATAGATTTAGGTAACGGTACAAACTATAATCCACAAGAAGCTTTAAACATGTTCTTCCAAACAGGTAGTGTTATTGGTAGATCGTTTACTCAAGATGGTGATATGAATCCTGGCAAAATACCAATACAAGAGATACAGTCTAGTAATGGTGGCGCTAAAATGCAAAGCTTAATACAAACATACAACTATTACTTACAAATGATTAGAGATACTACCGGGCTTAACGAAGCTAGAGACGGTAGCATGCCAGATAAAAACGCTTTAGTTGGTGTACAAAAATTAGCAGCTGCTAATAGTAATACAGCAACAAGACATATACTGCAAGCTGGTTTATTTTTAACAGCTGATATAGCAGAACAACTATCACTTAGAATATCTGATATTATAGAATACTCACCAACTAAAGATGCTTTTATACATAGTATAGGTGTTCACAATGTTGCTACGTTAGAAGAGATGTCAGAACTACATTTATATGACTTTGGTATATTTATAGAGCTTTTGCCAGACGAAGAAGAAAAAGCCGTATTAGAAAACAATATACAAATGGCTTTACAGCAACAAACTATAGATTTAGAGGATGCTATTGATCTTAGAGAAATAAGAAACGTTAAATTAGCTAATCAAGTTTTAAAAATACGTAGGAAAAGAAAAATGGCTAAAGATCAGCAAATGCAACAAGAAAACATGGCTATGCAGTCACAAGCTAACCAAGCTGCAACACAAGCAGCCGCACAAGCTGAAATACAAAAAAACCAAGCTATTAACGATGGTAAAGCTCAACTAGAACAAGTTAAAGCACAACTTGATTCTCAACGTATGATGCAAGAGGTTGAGCACAAAAAAGAGTTAATGCAGCTAGAGTTTCAAATGAACATGCAGCTTAAAGGTATGGAAGTAGAAAATAAAAGAGCTATAGAAAAAGAAAAAGAAGATCGTAAAGACGAAAGAACTAGGATTCAAGCTACACAACAAAGCGAAATGATTGATCAAAGAAATGCTGGTAAACCACCTAAAAACTTTGAGTCTGCAGGTAATGATATACTAGGAGGTGGCTTTGATTTAGGTGTGTTTGATCCTAAGTAAATTTATTAATTATTATTATATTATATTATGGAAGAAAATAAAGAAAACGTAGTTGAAGAAACTACACAAGAAACAACTCAACAAGTTGAAGAAACTATAAAACCAAATATTAATGAAGACGGCGATTATGTCGTTAATTTAGATAAACCAACTGAAAATGAAACTAAAGAAGATAACACTGACGACAGCGGAGTGGCTACAGAGCCTGAAAATGCCGAGTCCACACAAGAACAAAAAGAAATACAACCGGAAGCAGAAACACAAGAGCAAGTACCAGCACTAGAAGAAGTAACTGAAGAAACAACCGAAGAAGAAGTTGCTAAAGTTGAAGAGCAAGTTGAAGAAGCTGTTGCAGAAGCTCAAGCTACTGGTAAACCACTACCAGAAAATATACAGAAGTTAATTGACTTTATGGAAGATACTGGTGGTGATATACAAGATTATGTAAAGCTTAATCAAGATTATAGCAAGTTAAATGACAACGATGTTTTACACGAATACTATAGACAAACAAAACCACATTTAACTAATGAAGAAATAAATTTCTTAATGGAAGATACTTTTAAGATAGATGAAGAAGAAGATACTGACAGAGAAATAAGAAGAAAAAAATTAGCGTTAAAAGAGCAAGTTGCCAGCGCTAGAAGCCACTTGGACGGGCAAAAGTCCAAATACTATGAAGAAATCAAAGCTGGTTCAAAGCTTACGCCTGAACAACAAAAAGCTTGGGATTTTTTTAATAGATACAACAAGGAGTCTGAAGCAAATGAAAAAATAGCACAAAAACAAAAATCTACTTTTTTAAATAAAACAGAAAACGTATTCAATAATAATTTTAAAGGTTTTGATTACAATGTTGGAGATAAAAAATATAGATTTAATATTAAAAATGTAGATGAGGTTAAAGAAACTCAAAGCGATATTAATAATTTTATAAGAAAGTTTCTTGATAAAAATAATATGATATCTGATGCTAAGAGTTATCACAAATCTTTATACACTGCTATGAACGCTGATGCTATTGCTAAACATTTTTATGAACAAGGCAAAGCAGACGCTATGAAATCAAGCGTTGCTAAAGCTAAGAATATAGATATGAATCCAAGGCAAAACTTAGGAAACGTTGCGCCTGATGGGTTAAAAGTAAGAGTACTAGGTGATACTGCTTCTGATTTTAAGTTTAAAATTAAAAACAACAAATTTAAAAAATAACAATTTAAAAATTATTAATTATGGCAATTTCAAATCCTGGAGGTTTGTTAAATAGTGTTCCAGCTCCACAAAAGCAAACACTAGATTCAAACTATATAGATTTTACGAGCGCTGACACTAAAGGTTGGGCGCAACAATACCTGCCAGACTTGATGGAAAAAGAAGCTGAAGTTTTTGGTAACAGAACTATTTCAGGTTTTTTATCTCAAGTTGGTGCAGAAGAGTCTATGACTTCTGACCAAGTTATTTGGACAGAGCAAGGTAGATTACATATATCAGTTAAAGGTACGTTAAATACAGGTAATTCTGTATTTACTGTAACTTCTGATATTGATGGAAACAATGCTGGTACTACTAACGTGTTTACTTTAGCTAACCATGGTGTTAGATTAAATGATATCGTTTTAGTAGCTGTAGCTGGTAGAGTAATAAGAGCTCACGTGACTAAAGTTGATGGTGTAGAAATTACAGCTCAACCATTTAACGTTGAACATTTTGATGATGATTCATCAATCGCAACTGCTTCAGCTACTGCTGCAACTTTATTAGTTATTGGTTCT